GACCGCGCACCTGACATACCTCAACGCGCTCATTGTTGCGGGCAACACCAGCGCCGCCCCGGTGACCGGGGCAACCATCGACAAGGTAACGGTGAGCCTTGAGCAACCGCAGAGCACTAGCGCGTGGGGGTACTGGTTGAGCCTGAGCCCATACGGTAAGCAACTGGCCGCGCTGCTGCGCATCCTGTCACGCGGTGGCGGTATCGTCGGGGGTTCGCCCGAGGGTCTGGCATTCCGTGGTGTGTTCGGAGCCCCACGTGGCGGCAGGATTCGGTTCCGGTGAAAGTCTCCAAGGGGCCTGGTGTCGGGCACGACCTGTTGAACAAGCGGCTTGCTGAGGTCCAGGCAAAGCAAGCCGCTGTTGGTTGGTTCTCAACAGCCAAGTACCCTGAGAGCAATGTGCCCGTTGCGTACGCTGCGGTTATTGCTGAGTTCGGCAACCCTGCAAACGGCCAGCCCCCGCGCTCATTCGTGCGCGCAACGCAGACCGAAAAGCAAAAGGGTTGGTCAGTGCTGCTGGCCAAAGGTACTAACCGCGTGCTTGATGGCAAGATGACAGCGGTTTACATGTACGACGCTCTTGGGTTGCAGGTGGCCGGCGACATCCGCAAGACCTTAGCAACTGCAGAGTTCGAAAAGCTTGCAGATTCAACCGTTGCAGCTCGGGCACGCAAACGCGGCTTGAGCATTGAGGAAGTGAACAAAGACCCACTGCATGACACAGGCTATATGCAATCCAGCCTGACAAACCAGACAACCGAAAGGGACGCAACGTTATGATGGTGCCAGGCGACAACCTGTTGAGCATTGCGCTGACAGTCATAGCACCCCAGTCAATCGCCCTGAGCCGCGCCACCGGCCGCACCAAGAACGCGGTTGGTGATTGGGTGACCACGTATGCCGCGCAGGTGCCTGTTGAGGGATCGTGGCAACCAATCGACCAGACCAAGTACGAGGCGTTGGGCCTGGACCTGAGCAAGAAATATTTTATGTTCTACACCACCGAACACATCACCGCGATTGAGCGCAACGGCTCACCGGACCTGTGCGAGCGCAACGGCCGCAAATACAGCACCGTGAGCGACCTGCCTTGGTTGGACGTTGACGGCTGGCAGTCCGCAATGTTCGTTGACATCGGAGCGGCCGACTAATGACCAACAACGAAATCCGCGCGTTCTTTGTCACGCAGATGACTGCCATGCTGACGGCTCAAGGGCACCCTGAAATTGACGTTGTGAGCAGCTTTCAGCCTGACAGCCAAGGGCGGCTTGACGGGCCTGTGCTGTACTTTGCCGAAGCTGGCGACGTGCCCAACGGTGCGCAGGGCTTCACGACTCAGCACAACCCTTTGACCGGTAGCACCATTGACACCAGCGTACAGCGGTGGCGCATCACGTTCCAAGTCCAGGGGTTCGCCCCGGTCGACAAAACCGACTTGGGCAAGCTGACGGCGCAGGACATCACCAAGCTTGCGTTGATGCTGGTTAACTCCCCTCGGTTCCGCGCCGCGCTCAAAGCAAACAACATGGGGCTTGAGAAAATCCCCGCCACCAAGCCCAACTTTGTTGTGAACGACCGCGCCCAATATGAGGCAGGGCCAAGCTTTGAGTTTACGATGAGTTACAAGCGCACCATAATCCAACAATCTGCGATAATCACGACCGCAGACATCGCAATCCACCGAGTATAAAGGGGCCATCATGCCTATTAGCATTAACCGTTACGTTCCTATTGTGTCCGGGGTCGTCGGCGCGCAGGTTGTCCCGGCGCGCTCGCTCTGCGGGCTTCGGTTCACTACTGACCCCAAAGTGCCATTCGGCAGCGTGGTCACCTTGTCCGGTGAGATTGGCGCTGAGGCTGCCGCGCTGTTCGGTGCGGCTTCCCCTGATGCTGAGTTTGCTGCGCAGTATGCGGCCTATGTGTCGCCACCACCTGCCAGCAAAGCCCAACTGTTGCGGTTCGCCCCGTACGTTGACGTTGCCCGCGCCCCGCGCATTTTCGGCGGCAAGATCGCGCCGGACCTGGCAGCATTCCAAGCCATCACTACCGGCACACTCACGCTGACAATGGGCGCTGTTACTGCAGCACTCACCGGCCTGACGTTCGCGGCTGCCGTGACCATGGCCGACGTTGCGAGTGCGATGCAGGTTGCCATTCGTGCCGCCGACGTTGCACCAGTATGGGCAACCGCAACCGTCACCTTTGACGCACCAAGTGCAACGTTCAACTTGGTTGGTGGTGCTGCAGGTGCTGCAGCTATCTCGGTCGGTGCGGCCGCTGGTAGCGACGTCGGCGGGTTGCTCGGCTGGCGCTTGCCTACTGCGATCATGTCGCCAGGTGCAGCACTTCAAAGCCCTGTGGAAGCGCTGCAGGCTGCTGAGCAAATCACCGACTCGTTCGGCTCGCTCTCCTACGCCACCACGTCGCCAGCCATCACCCTGGACCAAGCCGAGGCGGTCTCGCTGTACGTTGCAGGCTTGAACGTTAAATATCAGTTCTACTGGCAGGTGTCGTTGGCAAACGCAGCTCAGGCAGCCGCTCAGCTCGCTCAGTACGCATCAACCGGCCTGATTCTCAACGGTATTGTTGGTGAGTTCAAAGAGTCGTTGCCCGCTGCCATCGGTGCGGCTATCGACTACGACCGCAGCAACAGCGTGGTCAACTTTATGTACCGTCAAGGCCCGTTCGCCAACGATAATGACGTGACCGATGATGCGACCGCGAACGGCATGGATGCGCTGCGCGTGAACTACTACGGCACCACGTCCAACGCGGGCACCAAAATTGCGTTCTTCCAACGCGGTTATCTGCAAGGTGGTGCAACCGCCCCGCTTGACATGAACGTGCATTTCAATGAGCAGTGGTTGAAGTCGGCCTTACAAGCAGATTTCCTCAGCGGCCAAATCGCCCTGTCTCAAATCGCTGCGAACGACCAAGGGCGCGGTGCGGTTCTCGGCCTGTTGGAAGGTCGCATCGAACAGGGCAAGCGCAACGGCGTTATCAGTGTCGGCAAGGTGTTGACCACGTTGCAGCAGGTCGCAGTTACGCAGCTCACCGGTGACGTTGATGCCTGGCGCGATGTGCAGACCAATGGTGTTTGGCGTGACGTCGTTATCGTTCCGTACACTGGCCCGAGCAACACGACTGAATACAAAGCCGTGTACACTCTCGTTTATTCGAAAAATGATGTCGTGCGCAAAATCGAAGGCTCGCACAACCTCGTATAATTGGAGCATAAATTATGTCGCAAGATATCAGCTCGACGGGCATTAGCTATCGCTTGGTGTTCAGCGAGACTTACCCGAACGGCATCACCGCCACCGAAATTGCGGACGGCACCGACCCGCTGGACATCCCCGAGGTTCAAATTGCTGACGCAGCAATGACCGCCAACGGGGACTTGGTAACGTGGTCGGCGCCTAAGCCTATTCCGGTGAAAGTCGCCCTCATCCCTGGCGGTGAGGATGACATTGCGTTGCAGTACGGCTTTGATGCCAACCGTGCGGCCAAAGGCAAGCGGGTTGCCCGTGACAAGGTAACCATGATCGTCAGCTACCCTGACGGGGGCACTGTGACGCTATCAGGGGGCAAGGCAATGACTTACATGCCTGGCCGTTCCGCAACATCGGCAGGCCGTTACAAAGACAGTGTGTACGGCTTCACATTCGAAAACATTGCAACCGTTAAAGGTTCGGGGAACTAACGATCATGGCTGACCTCATCAAACCGAAAGATGTAGAAATCAAGGACTGCGACGGGAACGTGAAGACGTTTATCATTTCGCGGATTCCCGCAGTACCAATGCGGGAAGTGATGGCCAAATATCCTGTGAGCAATATCCCTAAGCTTGGCGAGTACCAAGCATCAAAGGATGTGATGGGTTTGCTCATGAGTTATGTGGCAGTTCGGGTTGGTGAGGAAGGCAAAGAGCGAGAAATTCAGCTCACCAATACGGCGTTGATCAACAACCACGTGCCTGACGCCGAGTCGCTTTTGCGCATCGAGTACGCCATGTTGCAATACAACACAAGTTTTTTCGGTCAAGGCGATCTCTCGACTTTCTTGCGCGAGTTGATTGCCAAGCA